TTCCCGGCATTCGCTTTACTAAAAAGTTTGCTGCAGGCGGTCAGGCTGGTTATCGCAAGGTAGCTGATGGCTGCGCTAAGCGCGGTAAAACTCGCGGAAAGATGGTGTAACTATGAATGTATTTCGACGCTTAATTAGCAAAATTAGAGGAGGTGACAAAGGTAGTGGCCTCCCCCGTACAGACGCAGGTGCTGCCGAGCGTGTTCGCCTTACTCGCAGTGGAGAAATGGACAGCCGAATCCCCGCTACTCAAATGATGAAAAAGGGTGGCAAAGTTGGCGCATCCAAGATGGGTGCTGTTAAAACTTCTAAGCCTAGCATGGGATCAGCTTCTAAACGTGCCGATGGTATTGCTCAGCGTGGTAAGACGCGTGGGCGGATGGTGTAATTATGCCTGTTGTTAATTCTCCTTCTAAAGTACCGGCAGACGTTTTTGAAATGGAAAGCCGTGATGGGAAGACGTATTACGGCAAAGAACTTGAGGATCTTCGTAAACGAGAGCGTCAGGAAAAAGCACGTAAACAACTTGAGAAGGATGAGTCGTTTGGGCAAAAGGCAAGTGACGCTATCTCTGATATAGGCTCTTTGCTTATGCGGTCTAAAGGTGCTGGACAGAATCTTCCTGGACCTGGATCAGCTACTGAAGCTCGTAAACGTCGAGTTGAAGACGCTAAAAAAGAACTTGGTATGAAGAAGGGTGGTAAAGTTTCTTCAGCCTCTAAGCGTGCCGATGGATGCGCAGTTCGTGGGAAAACCCGAGGACGTATGGTATGAAGAAGCTTAGTTTTGGTGCGGGCAGCATGGGCGGCAAGTCCGCTGATATGGGTGGCAAACCTATGCCTAAGCAAGCCAAGGTTGGCAAAGTAATGCGTGAGTTCAAGGCGGGGAAATTAAAGTCCTCGTCAGGACAAAAAGTAACTAACCCCAAGCAAGCAATGGCGATTGGCTTGAGCGAAGCTGGGCTTTCTAAACCCAAAATGAGAGAAGGTGGCGAGATGAAAGAGTCCAAGGCAATGATGAAGAAAGAAGTGTCCTTTATGAAAAAGAAAGGCGCTCCTAAAGCCATGGTTAAGCATGAGATGGCTGAAGCTGGCATGAAGAAGGGCGGAAAAGCTTACGCCAAAGGCGGTCACGTTTATCGCTCAGCAGCCGACGGTATTGCCAAGAAGGGCCGTACTAAGGTTACTGAAGTCAAAATGCGCAAGGGCGGTTCCTGCAAATGATGGCGAGCCGGGGCATGGGGGCAATTAATCCCTCAAAGATGCCGAAACCTAAGACTGAAACTCGTAAAGACGGGGATAAGTTTGATATGTACGCCGAGGGCGGCAAGGTTTCTCGCGTCAATGAGGCGGGGAATTACACCAAACCCGGCATGCGCAAGAGTTTGTTTGAGCGCATTAAAGCTGGCGGTAAGGGCGGCGCTCCTGGGCAGTGGAGTGCCCGTAAAGCCCAGATGCTGGCTCAGCAGTACAAGAAGGCTGGCGGTGGGTACCGGGATTAAGTTTCCGGTTTACGACCCCTCCGAGGGAAACGTGTTTAACTGGATCTTGCAGGCATCAGAAGACTTTAGACAAATTAGGCAGAGGCAACGGTATGTCGAACTTGAAAAAGCCGCAGAGAAGTCTAAAGGCATGGACCAAGCAAGAGTGGAGAACTAAAAGTGGCAAACCTTCTACGCAAGGAAGTGAAGCGACCGGCGAAAGGTACCTCCCCAAAGCCGCGATCAAAGCCCTCTCCCCGCAAGAATACGCCGCTACCACCCGAGCCAAGCGTGCCGGTAAAGCCGCAGGAGCACAGCACGTACCACAACCTCGTACGGTGGCTAAAAAAGTTGTTCGGCACAGGAAAATAAAATGACCACATCCGGTACCTCTACCTTTAATTTAGACCTCAATAACCTCGTTGAAGAGGCGTTTGAGCGTGCTGGGGGTGAGCTTCGATCTGGTTACGACCTTCGGACCGCACGTCGCAGCCTGAACCTTTTGACAATCGAGTGGGCTAATCGAGGCATCAACCTTTGGACTATTGAGCAGGGTTCGATTGCCATGGTTCAGGGTCAGATTGTTTATGAGTTACCGGTCGATACGATTGATCTTCTGGATCACGTAATCCGGACCCAGACTGGTGTTAACCAGACCGACATCAACATCACGCGTATTAGCGTTTCTACCTACTCAACGATCCCTAATAAGAACGCACAGGGGCGACCCATTCAGGTCTGGATTGACCGGTCTTCTGGGGCTACTTACCCTCCGGGTGGACGTCCAAACGGAACAAATACAACCACCGGGGTAGATCATCCCAAGATTAACGTCTGGCCTGCGCCAGATCAGAGCGACTACTACACCTTCGTGTACTGGCGTCTCCGTAGGATCCAAGATGCGGGTAATGGCACGAGTACCCAAGACATCCCTTTCCGGTTGTTGACGTGCCTGGTAGCGGGGTTAGCGTATTACATTGCTCTAAAGATCCCAGAAGGCCAGCCACGGCTTGATCGCCTCAAGATGGACTACGAAGAACAGTGGATGTTGGCGTCCTCTGAGGACCGAGAAAAGGCTGCTCTACGGCTTGCGCCGCGTGAGTTGTTCTACTAATGCCGAGTAAGTTTGCCTCTGGTAAATGGGCGATATCGCAGTGCGATAGGTGCGGCTTTCGGTACAAACTGAAAGAGCTGCGTCAGCTCGTTATCAAGACAAAGAACGTCAACTTGCTGGTATGCCCCACCTGTTGGGAGCCGGATCAGCCTCAGTTGCAGCTTGGCATGTACCCGGTTAATGACCCCCAGGCGCTTCGTAATCCACGTCCTGATACAACGTATACACAAGCAGGATACACTGGACTCCAGATTGAGACTGGTACAGGGCCAGACACTGATCAAACCGGAGATCCGTCTGGTGGTAGTCGAATTATTCAATGGGGCTGGTTCCCGGTAGGTGGGGCCAGGGCAAACGATGCGGGGTTGACGCCAAATGCATTAGTGGCTACAACCTTTGTTGGAACAGTAACTACTTCTTAGGAGCAAAAAATGGACGTAAAACAGGCACTCAAAGCACACATGGCAAAAAAGGGCGCTAAAGCTCACCCCGATGCCAATGTAAAGAAACTTCGCGCTGGTGGTAAGACTAGCTTGGAGATGAAGAAAGTAGGCCGTGGTATGGCTAAAGTCGCCAACCAAATGGCTCCCGTTCGCAAAGTCCGAAAGGCAGGCATCTAAATGGCTAAGTTCAGCAAAAAGGTTATGGGCAAAGAGGTCGGGCAAGCCGACGTCTATGCTGCACCACACAATATGAAGGGTCAGGCGGCCAAGATTCAGGACATCGTAAAGACAGGTACTGGGTCTGAGGAAGTCAAGCGTATGAATATGTCGGTAGGCAACATCACCGCTAAAACATTCCCCGAAACCAAGACTTCTGGCATTAAAATTCGGGGTACGGGTGCGGCTACTAAAGGCGTTATGGCTCGGGGACCGATGGGTTAAAAAATGCCGTACAAAGATCCAAAAGACCCAAGAAAGCTACAGCGTGTAAACGCTTGGTCTGCTGCTAATCCTGAAAAAGTTAAGGCGGCTAAGAAAAAGTATGCCGATAACAATAAGGAAGCGGTGCAACAACGTGTTGCTAATTGGATGGATCGTAATAAAGAGCGGATGAAAGAGATCCGTAAAGATTGGCGCGAACGTAACAAGCATAAGGCGCAAGCTTTTACACGAAAGCGTCAAGCAGCGAAGCGCCAACGAGTCCCAAGCTGGTTAACTCCAGATGACTTTTGGATGATGGAAGAGGCTTACGCCCTAGCCGTGTTAAGAAGTAAGTTGTTTGGGTTCCAGTGGGATGTAGACCACATACTCCCGCTACAGGGAAAGACTGTTTCTGGACTGCATGTTCCATTAAACTTGCAAGTAATTCCTGCTGTTATCAATTCCAGTAAGGGCGCAAGAATATGAATTACCAACAGCTCTTTGAGACCATAAAAGGCTTCACGGAGAACGACTTCCCCAGCACCACCTGGACGGACTCTGCCGGTACGGGGCAGGTCGTTTACACTCAAAAAGAGCAGATTGACACGTTCATTCAGCAGGCTGAGCAGCGGATCTATAACACGATTCAGTTTCCGGCTATCCGGAAGAACATGACTGGAACGACAACCGCTAACAATAAATACCTGCAGCAGCCGTCTGACTTCCTGTATACCTACTCCCTGGCGGTCATTGATCCTGCTACTGGGATCTATGAGTACTTGCTGAACAAGGATGTGAACTTCATCCGTGAGGCCTTTCCGTACCCGTTAGTTACAGGCAAACCCACGCATTACGCTTATTTTGACGACAATACGTTCCTTCTTGGCCCAACGCCCGACGCTGCGTATCAAGTAGAACTGCACTTCGGCTACTACCCAGAGTCTATTGTCACGGCGGGAACTACCTGGCTTGGCGACAACATGGACTCGTTGCTCCTCTACGGTGCTTTGCTTGAGGCTTACACCTTCATGAAGGGCGAGCAGGACGTCATCGTGGTCTACCAGAAACGCTACGACGAAGCCTTCATGATGGCTAAACAGCTTGGCGACGGTAAGCTCCGTCAGGATGCCTACAGGGATGGGCAGGTAAGGTACCCAGTTAAATGATCACCCAAACCCAGACCACATCGTTCAAGGAAGAACTCTACGAGGGGATTCATGATCTCCTCACGGATACCATCATGATTGCGCTTTACAGAGAAGCGGCAAATCTTGGGGCTGATACAACGGTGTATACGACGGAGTACGAAGTTACTGGAACCGGTTACGTGGCTGGCGGTAACGTGCTTCTTGGAGCAACGGTGCAATCTTCTGGAAATACAGCATTTGTAAGCTTCAACAATACATCCTGGCCTGCCGCATCTTTTACATGTCGCGGCGCTTTGATTTACAACTTTAGCAAGGCTAACCGTGCTATAGCGGTGCTGAACTTTGGTTCAGATCGTACGGTGACAAACCAGACATTTACCGTTACATTCCCTGCTAATACGGCAGATAGCGCAATCATAAGGATGGTCTAATGTTTTCAGCTTCAGGCGGTGCTTTACTTGGCAACATTAAAGCGATGGGAGTCTCCGGTCGGGGGTTCACACCTGAAGAACTTGCTGAAAATGCAGTAGACAGAATTATTGCTGTAAGCGCAACGGCTGACCCGGTTATCCGGCAACAGGCTGAAGCATTTAAGAATCACATTCGTGCTGTGTTGGTGAGTTACGGACATCAGTGCATTAGATCAAACAACACCACGCTTACTAACCGCTTCCGCGATGCGGGGCATCCTGAATTAACAAAACTATTGGAGAAATAACATGGCTGGATTTACGACAGCAATGCCTACCTCGTTCAAAGTCGAGATCCTCAAAGGCGTTCATAACTTTACCGCCTCTACTGGCGACACTTTCAAGCTTGCCCTTGGCAAAGCTGCTGCATCATTAACCGGCACCTACAACGCCACAACAACAAACTACAGCGACCTGACCGGCAACTCTGACGAGTTGGCTAACGGCAACGGATACACCACTGGTGGTAATACCCTGACTTCGATTACTCCCGTGGCTGACGGTACAACCGCAGTTTGCGACTTTGATAACACCACCTGGACATCGGCAACTTTCACGACTTCCGGCGGGATCATTTACAACGACACAGCTACTGGTGATCCTGCTTGCGCGGTGTTGAGTTTTGGTGGGATTATTTATAACGACTCTGCTTCTGGTGCAGCTTGTGCGGTTCTGAGCTTTGGCGGTGACCAGCAGGTATCTTCGGGCGACTTCCAGATTCAGTTTCCTGCTGCTGCTGCTTCTACAGCAATTATTCGGATTGCTTAAGTAAGGCTGCAATGTGGCGACCGGCTGGGGCGAACAAAGTTGGGGCTATAACGGCTGGGGTGGCACCACAGTCGTAGTCCCGCTTGACGGCTGGGGTAGTCAAGGTTGGGGTGTATCTCCGTGGGGAACTGGGTCA